AATGACCGCGCCCGAGGCGTCGAGCGTCAGCACCACCGAGCGGCGGGCGGCCCCGTCGCGGATGGTGGCGATGTGGCGGCGGGTGGTCATGCCGCCTCTCCCGCCCCGGCCGGGGCCGGGGCGTCGCGCCGTTCGCCGCTGATGGCGTCGTGAGGTTCCGCGCGATCTTCCTTCGGCAGCACCAGGTCGAACCCCTCCATGCCCTCGGGCCACCACGGCAGGCCGGCGCGCTTGGCCATGGCCCACAGCCGCATGGCATGGCGGCCGGGCGGGGCGCCGGCCGCCTTCCAGGCGCAGACCGCCGGAACGGAGACGCCGCAGGCGCGGGCGACGGCGGTGGTGCCGCCTAAGGCCTCGATGCACTCGGCGAGAGACAGGGGGGTGGACATGGGCGGGGAGCGTTGCTCAGAAATCCGGAACGTGTCAAGGTCCGATCGCCTGTGCAGCATTCAGGATTGCTGATGGCTATCATCATTTCCATGACCGAGATCGTGACCGGGCGGACGCTGGAGCGGGCGGCCCTGGATTTGCCAGCCATCGGTAGGCGGTTGGTCGCCGCGCGCGTGGCTGCGGGCCTGACGCCGACCGAGCTTTGTCGTCGTGCTGGCCTTACGACCAGCACATTGGCGAACTGGGAGAGTGGGGCCAATCGGCCGCGCGTCGACCAGCTCGGGCGTATCCTCCCCATCCTTCGCGTCACATCGGACTTTGTGTTCTATGGCGTGGATGCTGGGCTGGCTTGGGAGGTGCGCGAGGCGATCGCTCAGGCACTTGCGCAGCTGCCTTCATCGTCCGATGCCGGTAGGCGGCTCAGAAATTCTGCTTGAGCGTTCAGAATATCTGAGATAGGATTCCCTTACCGCCCGAAGGAGGGGCGGTAAGGCATGCTATCAACCGACCTTTCGGCGCTGGCCGACCGGCTTGCGCCCTACCAGACCAGCGGCTGCGACATGCAGCCCGTGGCCGTGGCCCTGATGGTGGCCACGCTGCGCGACCTTGCCGAGCGCGCCCGCGCCCTCGAGCACCGGCCGGTGCCGCCGCATCTCACCGGCGGCGCCCTGCCGCCCGGCGTGGTGCGGTTCCCGGGGGCGCGCGCGGCATGACCCTCAAGCTGCGGCGCTTGCCCACGGAACCGGTGCGCATCGAGCACCGGCTGCAGCTCGGCCCTCACGGCTCGGTCTCGTCTGCGCTGCGGCAGACCATCAAGACCATGGCGCTGGAGTTATCCCGCCACGCGGCCCGCCACCTCTACACCACCAACGTCGCCGAAGCCGCCGCCTGCGGCGAGGCGACGATCGAGGGCGATGCAGGGCAGATCGCCGTCACCATCAGCGTGGTGAGGCGGCGATGAGCGACATTTCCTGCCGCAACTGCAGCTGGTGGGGCGGCACCCAGCGCGAGCTGCGCGACGGGCTGCGCGCGCCTTGCCTGTATCCCGCGCCGCGCGTGGAATTGGTGCCGGACCGGAACCGGCCGGGCGAGATGCGCGCGCTGACCGTCCGCCCGATGGTGCTGGCGGATGAGCGCTGCCGCCACTGGCGCGGGCGCGCCGCGGCGGAACAGCCGCAGCCCGGGGCGTTCTCGCCCGATTGGTGGCGCGCGCGCATCGGGTGCACGGCCACCGACAGCGAGGGCGAGCGGTGGCGCATCACCGCGGTCACCGACCACGCCGGCGACAGGCCGCACCTGCACCTGACCCGGATGCGCGACCAGCAGCCGGAAACCTGGACCTGCGACAGCCCCGCCGCGCGCGGGCTGCGGATGGAGGAGGGCCCCTGCGCATGAGCGGCCGCACTTGCACCAAGCCCCGCGTGACCGGCCCGCAATGGGCGGTGCTCTACCGCCTGCCGGCAAGCGCCGGCGCCTTCGCGCCGCGGCCGCGCGGCACGCATGGAACAACCATCGCCGCCCTGCTCGCGGCCGGCCTGATCGAGCGCGATGCCGCCGGCAGCGGGCTCTACCGCCGCACCGCCGCCGGCGATGCGGCGGTTGCGACCATGACGAGCTCAGGAGCGCAGCGCCATGCGTGAGTGGGTCGAGGTGCCGCAGGAGAGGCCGGCGCGTCCGGCCAGGCCGCGCGCTCCGAAGCGCGTCCGCATGGCCCTGTGCATCACGGGCCGCAACGATGCGGTCACGTCGCTGACCGTCAGCATCCCGCCGGAGCTTCACGCCGCGCTGGGCTGGGAGCCGGGCGTGCGTCTGGGCCTGGCGCTGGGCCAGGGCCGCACGGCGGGCTGGGTGCGGCTCACGCGCGATGCCACCGGCCGCCCCGCGCGGGCTGTCGGCCCGCTGCGCGGCAGCGCGGGCGGCCGGACGATCGTGGCCTATCTCGTGCCGCCTGTCGCGTGGCGTGGGCTCGTCGCACCCTCGATGGTTTGCGAGCACCGCATCCAGGGCGATGCGCTGCTGGTCCGCATTCCCTGGGACATGGACGAGATGACCACCTCATCCGAGGGCCGCGAGCGCCTGGCCGACAGGGAGGATGCCGCATGATGCAGATCAGCCCGATGCGCGAGACGCCGCGCCAGCGCGCCGCCCGCATCCTCGACGCCATTGCCGGGGTGCTGATCCTGATGGCGGTTGGCGTGATCGCCGGCATCACCGGCGGCGCGCTGGTGCTGGTCATGCGGGGGCTCATGCCGTGATCGCGACTTTGCGGGCCGGTGGCGCAGCCGCCGCCCCGGCTGACATGGCGCACCACTCCGGCTGCGGCGGTCAGGCAACCATCACGATGGAGACGCAACCATGACCGAAATTCTGATGGACGGCCACCCTGCCTGGATATGGGTTGACCTCGACGGGCGCGGTGCGCGCTGGCACCTGGCGGTGCCGACGGAGCGCGAGGATTGGGACCAGGTGGACGAGGACGATGACGAGACCTGCCGGTGGCAGGCGCTGTTCCCCTTCGACGACGGCTATCGTTGCGAGGTCACGGAGCTGATCGGCTTGCCCGCGCGCCCGATCGCCTGGCCGCGCACGCCGCCGACGCCGGATGAGATCGAGCAGGCGCGGCGGGAGGAGCGGGAGCATTTCGGTTCGGATGTTGAAGACGATGCGTGAGCCGCGCTGTTCTCCCCGCATGGGCTGCGGTTCTGGGCGACGCGCTGCACAAGCAGGAGACCGCGCATGACCGAGTGCGAAGAGCGGGTTGGCTACCGCACCGGCTTGGATGACGCGGTTGCCGGGTTTGTTGCGAGGGCTACTGCAGCCGCGGCAGAGGTCAACCCGCGCAAGCGCTGGGTGCTGCTGATGCTGTTCGCCGAGGCTCACAAGCGCGCCGCCGCGGCGATCCAGGCGCTGGCGGAGAAGGAGGCGGGGCATGGCTGATCGGCCGATGACCCGCGACATGCGCCGCCAGGTGCCCAACATGGTGCCGAGGACCTGCTCTGGTGAGCAGGGGGTGGCGGCACCACCCGGCGCGCTGGCAAGGGCTCTGGCATGTCTGTTCGCCCGCTGTTGACGACGCGCGACGTCGCTGCCCTGCTCGGCATTTCGGTGGCCTACTGGTATCGCCGCCGCCGCGAGCTGGAGGCGCGTGGCTTTCCGCCGCCGATCCCGGCGCTTGGCAACCGCTGGGACCCGGTGGCGATAGACCGCTGGCTGGCTGCCCAGCGCGGCGAGGCGCCGCCCGAGCCGGCCGACTGGGAGCAGCGGCTTGCCGCGCGGCTCATGGACGCGCCGAAGATGGGCGCGCCGCCCAGCTGAACGCAGGGGAGGGAGGAAGGAACCATGGCAAGGAAACGGATACGCTACCTGACGGAACGGCCGGGGCCGACGGGCCCGCGGTATTTCTGGCAGCCCTCGACCGCGCTGAGGGTGCAGGGCTGGCAGCTGACGCGGCTGCCGGATGACTTCGCGCAGGCCGTGGCCGCGGCCGAGCAGCTCAATGCGCGCGTGGATGCCTGGCGCGCCGGCACAGGTGAGGGGCCGAGGGGTGAGCCCCCTGGCCAGGCGGCGGGCAAGGCTGGGGCGGGGAAGATGCCGCGCATCACGCCGGGTTCCGTGGACGCGCTGATTGCGGCCTACCGGGCCAGCCGGTTCTGGCTGCGGCTTTCGCCGAAGACGCAGCGGTTCTACACGTGGTGCCTCAAGAAGATCAGCGCCTGGGCGGGCGATGCCCCGGCCAGTGCGATCACGCCCGCGCTGGTCGAGCGCCTCTATCAGCGGCTGCAGGTCTCCGGCGAGCGCGACCGGAAAGAGACGCCGGCCAAGGCCGCGGCCGTGATCCGCGTGCTGCGGCTGCTGCTGGAAGCGGGCCGGCGGTTGGAGGTGACGCCTGGTGTCCCCTATGTCACGACGAACGCTGCCGCGCGGCCGGGGCTGACGGTCAAGCGCCAGCGCGAGCCGAGGCTGTGGTTGGCCGAGGACATTGCCGCCATGGTCGCGGCGGCGGATCGGCTTGGCTGGCGCAGCGTGGGCACGGCCATTCTGCTGAACTCCTGGATCGGGCAGCGGCTGAGCGACGTGCTGGCCCTGCCGCGCTGGGACGTGACCGGCGGTGCGCTGGTGTTCCGCCAGAGCAAGACGGGCCGCACGGTCAGCCTGCCGGTGCATTTGGTGCCCGCGCTGGTCGAGCGGCTCACGGCCGAGGCGGCGCGTCCCGGGGCGGTGCAGTCGGCAACCCATGCCCTGGTGCATGATGTCACCGGTAAGCCCTGGCGCGCCGACACGTTCGGCCACGTATTCGGCCAGGTGCGGGCCGAGGCGGCGAAGACGCGGCCGGAATGCGCCGGGCTGTGGTTTATGGAGCTCCGGCATACGGCAGTGACGCGGCTGCATGAGGCAGGGGTGGATGCGCTGGGCATCGCGAGCATCACCGGCCATAGCGAGGCCGGGGTGCTGGCGATCCTGGGGCGGCATTACCTGGTGCGCACGGCGCGCGCGGCCGAGCGCGCCTTCCGTCAGCGCCTGGCGATCGAGCGGGCGGGCGAGAAATGAGTGCGTGGCCTAGCAGAAGCGATCACGCGCGCAATCGTTGAAGCGCCGGGTTTCACGATTGAGATCGTCGATCAGCTGTTGCAGGTCTTGCTGCAGGCAGTCGGCGTATCTGCGGATGTCTTCCCGAAAGCGCGTGAGTTGATCTCGGCAGAACTCGAACTCCCAAGCAGGTGACGACGGCATCAGGAGACCGGCGCAGGAGGGCGGGCGCGGCCTTATGCAGCCCCACAGGGCATGTGATGCGGTTGGCATCGCGCAGAACGCGATGGCGAGCAGCAGCGCGCGCCACATGGTGGGTTTCCTCCGCTCGATCGGCCCGGAGTCTAACGTTAGACTTTCGTCGTTAGACTTTGTTCTCGTTTTTCCCCAAGGCCTCCGCTGCTAAGTCATTGAAAAACTGGTGCCGACACCCGGATTTGAACCGGGGACCTACTGATTACGAATGTCGCAGAAAGCTTGTCTAATCAACGGGTTGGCCTTGCGCCGCGCGCCGCGTTTTGGCTGATTTCGGCGAAGAGTCTAACGGCCGCGCGGCCGGCTTGGCGGCGCGGCAAGGGTGCCTGCTACGGGCAGACCGCGCGGTTGAAGGCGCGATCCGCCGCCATCGCATCCATCATGGCGGCCAGCGCCGAGCCTGGGGGCAGCGTCGCCAGCTCCTCGGCCGCCCGCGCCTGCACAGCCGCAGGAAACTCCGTCACACGCGGGCATGGGCGGTCGGAGACCGCCGCCCCCGCGCAGCCGGCCAGCAGCGCCCCTAGCGCCAGAACCGCCGCCGCCCGCATCAGAAGCGCCCCTCGCGCAGCCGCTCCGCCGCGCCTTCCCGCTGCGCCTGGCGCTCCGCCGCCTCGCCCCGCGCCCGGGCTTGCTCGCCCCGGCGGGCGGCCTCTGCCGCCGCCGCATCGCGCCCCGCCCGCCTGCCGCTGAGCCAGGCGCCAGCCAGGGCGGCCAGCAGCGCCCCCGCCGCCGCCAGATAGGCCGACAGGCGGCCCCAAAGCGCCGCCATCATGCGCGCCGCATCCGCAACCATGTCGCGGCCATCCAGGCCGCCACCACCAGCACCACCAGGCCGGCCGCGATCAGCCCGAGACCGACCCACCGATCCAGCTCGGCAAGGGCGCTGATGAGCGACGGCAAAGCCGCGGCGGCGGGTGCGACTGCGGCGGCGACGCCGGTCGCCGTCTGCACCGTGGTGGTCTGCTGCGCCTCGCGCACGGTCAGCGCCGGGCGCTCGGTGCGGGCCAGCGCAGCTTGTTCGATCGCATCCACCCGGCGCGCCCAGCCGCGGCCGAACGCATCCCAGTGCGGGCGCGTCCGGAGATAGGCTAGGCGGCGCCGACACAGCGCCCGGATCACCTCCTCGGCATCCGCCTCTCGCGCGGCCGCAAGCGTCTGGCGCCCAATGGCGCCATCCACAGTGACGCCGAGCACCGTCTGCAGGTCGCGCGCAGCGCGTGGCACGCCGCCGAGCACCGCCCAATCGAACACGGCCAGGTCAATGCCAGGCGGCAGCTCGTCGCCGCGGACCGGGTTCCAGTAGCGCGCGAGGTAGATTTCGCGCGCCTCGGCCTCCGTCAGGTTGCGCACATCCTCGGCCGTCAGGCTGTCGTCACCGCGCCATTCGCGCAGCGTGCGCAGCGTGATGCCCATGTTGGTGGCGCCGCCCGGATCGCGCGGGTGATTCACATAGCCGCCTTCGTACTTGAGCACGATGGCCACACACTCATTGAAGCGCCGGTTGTCGCTCATGGTGCGCTCCGGGTCATAGGTCGGCGGCGGCGCGGAAGAGCTCATCGACTCGGCTTTCGGACAAGCCAAGCGATCGCGCTACCTCTGCGATCAGCGGATCATCTCGCCACCACTCGGTTGCGTCCTCGTAGGTGATCCGGACAGCGGGCGGAGCGTTGGCGATCGCGGCCTCGACGGCATTGAGAAGCCCGGCGTTGAGCAACGCAAGGCGCGCTTGGCGGCGCGTCACGCGATGAGGAACGGGCGGCGGAGCGTTGCGCAGCGCTTCGATCTCGGCGGCCTCGGCGGGGGTTGCGTCGCGGACGACT